GATATTTTCCATTATTTAGAGGTATGTTTGAAGTTCCTGCTCATGGAGATCCTGTATTGTTATGTACAATAGGTGGAATACAATATTATTTAGGACCTTTAAATACACAAAACAATGTTAATTTTAACATGGATAATTTGTTTGAGCCCGAGATACCATTACGTGCAACAGGAAAACAAAGAGTAGAACCAAATGAAAAAACACATACAGGTGAGTCTTTAAATTTCCAAAAAAGTGATTTTTCAAGATTAATAAAATCATGGAATCCAAAGTTAGATAGTACAACAAGTTTTAATGAGACGCATGGTGATATAATGTTGGAGGGTAGACATGGTAATAGTATTAGGGTTGGTAGTAGAAATATAAATCCTTATATTTTCATATCAAATGGTCGTCAAGAAACATTTAACAAAGAGGGTTTTGCTGATGGTACTTTAATAGCTATTACAAATAAAGGTTCATTAAATCAACATTTTGGTGGATATGCTAGACAAACAAATCCAAATAATATAGAGGGAGAACTTGAACTCGTTAATGGGTTTACTTTAGCATCCGATTATCTTTATACTGGAGAGACTCAATTAAATAGATTAATGAGTTCATTAATATCAAATGTAAATAATGATGAAAATATTGTGGATTTGATTTACAATTATGGTATAGAGGAAAATCAAAATCAAGTATTAGTCAACTCTGATAGAATAACAATAAATTCAAAATCAGATGATATATTTTTATCTTCAAATAAAGATATACATATGGGAACGAAAAGGCATTTAACAATTTCAACTAATGAAAATTTTATAATAAACTCACAAAATACTTATTTAGGTAATCCATTTAGTAAAGATACAAAAATGGATAATTTAGTGTTAGGAAAAAAATTACAACAAGTTTTAAAAGATATAGTGTCATTGTTTCATGAAATTAAAGTATTGACTCAATTGGGTACTCAGTCAACACTACCTTTACCAAGTGAACAAAAAGTAATTTCAGATATTGAAGCTATAATTAGTACAAAACATTTTATTGAAGAAAAATAAATAAGAGGTAATTATGAAAAAGAAAAAACCAAATATAAAAACTATAATAAGACAAATCGTTAGAGAAGAAGTTGCGATGGCTATCAAGGAAGTGATAACTGAATTAAAACAACCAATTGAATCTCAACCAAAACCACAAAAGAAAATCGTTGAAAAAAAATCATTTACAAATAATTCAGTATTGAATGATGTATTGAATGAAACAGCTCAAGATGGTGATTGGAAAACAATGGGTGGTGGTGAGTTTACTTCTGATAGAATGAATGAATTAGTTGGTAGACAATATGGTGATATGATGAATCAACAACCACAAGTTGTCCCATCAAGTGACCCAATGAGTCAATTCTTAAATAAAGATTATAGTCAAGTATTGGAAAAGTCAATAGAGAAATCTAAAAACAAACTAGGAAGATAACAATGGGATTGAAACAAGATTTAATTGATGCTAAAATTAAAGCTGCTGAGGATGCGGGAATGGATTTAGAAAGAATAGATAGTAGTCCCGGTTCCTACATTGAACGTGATGCTCATTATACAGCACAGGCTATAATTACTTTATTAACTAAATCTGATTTTACTATAACTAATTTAAAAGCACCTGTTGTTGTTGAAGATATAAAGACGCCAGACCAAGCTGTTAATATTTTAACAAAAACTTTATTGGGAGATAAAGCTCCAATATTAAGTTCATTAAAACAAATTGGTAATATCATACCTGGTGGTGGAGCTGTTGTTGGTGGTGTAGTAGACCAATTGGAGGGTGCTATTGAAAAGGCTGTAACACCATTAGTAAAAGGTGGTGCAAAATTACCAGGATTAGATTTATCAAAAGAAGATGGTGGATTAGAATCAACTGGTTATGTTTTTATCGGTGAAGATCCAGATACAAAAACTGCATTTGATGTAGATGATGAATCAGGACAAATTCAATTTACAAGAGTAAAATTATTAAGAGAAAATAATGAGGACTTATTTTAATGGCTATTAAAGATACATCTAAAAAACCATACATAGTTGATAATGATACTAATGTTAAAGTTGGTATTGATTTACCAATAAGAAGAGATGATATTACGGGTGGTTGGTTTGCGTCAACAACAACAACCATTGACGCTGTTAGAAATAACATAAAAAATTTGTTAAGCACTAATCAAGGTGAAAGATTATTTCAACCAAATCTTGGACTTAATTTAAGAACTGCTTTATTTGAAAATATTAGTGATGATAGTTTAATTGGGATACAAGATAGTATTTTAGACTCATTCGCTTTTTGGTTACCTTTTGTTGAAGTTAGAGATATTCAACTTCTTACAAGTGATGATGACGTAACAATTAAAACTAATGAAATAAGATTAAACATTTTATTTAATATAGTACAAGACCCAAATACACTCTCATCAATTTCAATTGATTTTGATGGTAATGTAAACGATAGTGTGGACTCAACAGGAGCTGGGGGATATTAATATGGAGATAAAAAATGCCAACATATGGTGAAAACAACTTTAAAGAATCAAATGTAAATTATTTAAATAAAGATTTTAGTGCATTAAAACAATCTTTAATGGACTATGCTAAATCTTATTTTCCAAATACCTATCGTGATTTTAATGAAACATCACCTGGTATGATGTTATTAGAAATGAATGCATACGTTGGTGATGTGTTATCATTTTATATAGACCAACAATATCGTGAGATGTTATTACCATTAGCTGAAGAAAGAAGAAATATAATTAACTTATCTAAAATGTTTGGATACAAAGTAAAACCAATCGTTCCATCGTATGTTGATTTAACATTTACTCAAGAATTGTCTGCTATGAGTGATGATGTATCTAAAGTAGATTATAAAACTGGTGGAATATTTAACAAAGGAATACAAGTTATTGGAACAACTTCAACTCAAGTATTTGAAACACTAGATGTTTTAGACTTTCAAATATCATCATCAGTTGATAATACTGATATTGCAACACTTGATTCTGAGGGATTAGCTAATACATATAGAGTTAACAGAACTGTTAGAGCTGTTAGTGGTAAAGAAAAAACAGCAACCTTTACCATAGGTGCACCTGAAAAATTTAAAAAAATAACTTTATCTGATAAAAATGTAATTGACATTATTTCTTGTATAGACTCTAATGGTTCGGAGTGGTATGAGGTTGATTTTCTTGCACAAGATAATGTTCCAATATCTACTCACTATACAGAGGATGTTGCTAGACAATCTGCTTATCATACTTCACTAAGTAGTGAAGTGGATAGTTTTGTTCCTGTACCATATTCTTTACAATATGTTAAAACATCAAAAAGATTTGTTCGTGAAACTAATGTTGACAATACTACTTCACTTATTTTTGGTAATGGAGTTTTAAAAAATGGTGAAGTTCTTGAAAGTGGATTTATTGATTTAGAACAGGTTGGAATTGTAATACCTGGACAAAGTAATGATTTAAATGAATCTATAGATCCATTGTTGGGTGATGAATACTCAACACTTGGTGAAACACCAAACAACACAACTTTAACAATTACATATCGTGTTGGTGGTGGTATTGATTCAAATCTACCAAGTGGTGATTTAACAATTATACAAAATGGTTCAACAATGAATGGTAGTGCTGATGGTGTTAGTATAAGTAATTTAGTTGTAGTAAATGATACACCAGCACGTGGTGGTAGAGATGAAGAAACCACGGATGAAATAAGACAAAAAGCTCAAGCATTTTTCTCAACACAAAACAGGTGTGTGACAAAAGAAGACTATGAGGCTAGAGTGTTAAATTTACCAAGTAGGTTTGGTTCAATTGCAAAAGTATATGTTGCTAGAAGTGGTGTTGAAACACAAGAGGGATATAATCAAGCACAATTAGATATTGGTAATTCATTAACAATTTTAAATAACTTAACTGATGGTATGACAACACAATCTGAAGCTATAAATACTATCATACAAGATATGATTAATGGTGTGGTTGATACAGGTACGGGATTAGATTTAATTGAAGCTAACAATTCTGCAAATCTTCAACAGTTATCACAAATACCATCAAATATACAAACATTACAACAACTTACTCAACTTGATGTTGAATTAGCTAGTGTTAATATTTTTGTTTTATCTTATGACAATACAAAAAATTTAGTTGGTAATCCAGCTGCTAGTTATAACAGTAATTTTAGTGATAACGTACCACTTCCATTATTACAAAATATAAAAAACTATCTATCTAACTTTAGAATATTAACTGATACAATTAAGTTATTTGATGGTTTTATAATAAACTTTGGAGTTTTCTTTGATGTTATTGCTGAAAAATATGCAGATAAACAAAAAGTTAAATTTAGATGTATAGATAAAATAAAAGAATATTTTGAAATTGAAAAAATGCAATTCAATCAACCAATTTACCTAAGTCAATTAGAATTTGAATTAATGGGTATTGAGGGTGTTCGTTCTGTTGGACATATTACTATAACTCAAGAAATTGATTATAATGATGGTACTGACAATCCTTCTCTATTACCAACACCAACTTACACATATTCTCATAGTAATGATGTGGATACTAATGGTGATGGTATTGCTGAGGGTGGATTTACAGAGGATAGTTCGGGTGAAACTGGATATGGTTATTTATATAATTTTGAAAATGCACTTGAGAATGGAATAATAAGACCACCAGAATTATCAACACCTGCAGTTTTTGAACTAAAAAATCCAAATCAAAACATACAAGGGAGAGTTAGATAATGCATCATTTTATTTTTCCAACACAAGACACTTGGATTTCAAGTGGTTCATCAACCATAACTGGTGAATCTTTTAAAGACCAAAACTTTGGAAGAGACCAAATACTTGAAGTCAAAAAAGAATTTTTCAATACAGCTTTTGATCATTTTACAAGAGCTTTAGTTAATTTTAGTGGTACTGAATTTACAGAGTTATCCAAATCAGTTTCAGATGGTACTATAGCATCTGATGCAAAATATTTTTTAAGATTGTATGAGGCTGAAGGTAATTCAGAATTATCAGAAGAATACAAATTAGCTGTTCGTCCGATATCACAATCTTGGACTGAAGGTACAGGTAAGTTTGATAATAATCCAAAAAACACTAATGGTTGTAGTTTTATTAATAGGTCTAATCCAATTGGTGGTAATAGTGTAGCTTGGGCTAATGCTGGTGTATCAGTTTACCCTATAAGTCAGTCTGAACAATCATTTACAAATCAATCTCCTGATGTTGAAGTTGAAGTAACGGATATGGTTAATATGTGGTTGACGGGCCAAGAACAAAATTATGGAATGTTAATAAACTTTAGTGGGAGTCAAGAAAGTAATGAAACAACATTTGGACATTTAAAATTCTTTTCAAGAAACACACATACGATTTACTCTCCAAAATTGGAAGTTCGTTGGGATGATTCATCATTCTCTACTGGTTCATTGAATGAATTAACAATGAGTGGTTTGGCTGATAACTTTTT